GAGCTGAAGTGTCGCCTTGTCGATACGCGAGAAGTTGCACGTGCCGGATGGCTGGTGCTCCTCAGGGCGAAGAGCGAATGAGTATGAGCAGACGCCCGTTGAAGGCGTGCGGCAGTGGTGCTGGTAGGGCTGGACACGGTCGAAGTATGAGCCCTCGCGCTCTGTGAAGCGGTCCTGGCCGTTGAGCTGTAGCTTCGCAACCTCAACCGGGTTCTTGCCGTCGCAGCGGACGCCGGAATCTACAATGAGCTTCGCAAGGAGGTAGTTAGAGCTGGCTTCAGGAGCATCTGTGGCGGGGGCATCAGCCGCGTCGTTCGCAAATCCGGAAAGAAGGGGGATAGACGCGTCCCACTCGTCCGAGTAGTTGAATGGCTGAGCACCTAGGTAAACCTCTACATCATTGGTGTTATTGCAGTTGACGAAAGAATCACGCTGGACTACCCAGTAGAGCTCCTTCACGGGGTGGTTAAAGTTGAGCTGGATCTTGTTGGAGGAGCTCGTGATTGACTCTGCGCCAGTGTACTGTACCTGCTCGATGAGGTACTCGTGGCTCTGCTGGGCAAAGCGGCGGCGCTCCTCCGTGTCGAGGTAGCAGTAGTCAACATAGAGAGACGCGGCCGCAAGCGAGCCAACACTCGCACCCTCGCTGTACACGCAATTCGCAAGTGTGTCAAACTGGACGTTCACGCGAACCTCGTGGTACTGGAGAGCGATAAGGGGGATCGCAACACCAGGATTGCGGCAGAACCAGAACTGAAGAGGGACGTAAAGCGTCTTCGCCGGCGTACCATTGAAGCCCTGGCACGAGGCAGTTAGCTCATCGCCACTGCACGGCGCATTAAGCTCCACGCCCGTAGAATCTTTGAGAAGAACAAGGTCGGGCGTGTTACCAATGATGGCGTCAAGAGCGCGGGTTGAACCGGCCTCCGTCGCAAGCTGCGTCCAGATCTGCATCCAGTCACCGTACTGGCGGTCAATACGCTGACCACCGATTTCAACCTCAACCTGCTTGATGAGGCGGTGACCGATGTAGTGAAGCCAGCGGAACGTCTGCGCGTTTGAGCACTGAACCTGGGGAAGCGTAACCTGAACGTACGTCTTGTACATGAGGTCGGCATTACGGTTGATGACAGCCGTTACGCTCTTGTTGAAGTCCGCCTGGCCGTTGAACGTTACCTCAATCGACTCCATGGCGAAGTTCGTGTGGCGCTTGTAAAGAATCTTCCAGAACGTAATCTGGGGATTACCGGAGATGTAAACATCCTGAGCACCGTAGCTTACAAGTTGCATTAAACCACCACCCATTTTGTTGTTATGATTTACTGCAAGAAAACTTTCTAGGACAAAAAAGTCGCGTCGACCTCGAATCTTAGATAGTTACAAATGAACCTCTGGTTGTTTCCGTTTGCTAACCCAATTTTAAACACGGTATTGCGTGGATTTTCGATTGCTTTAGTTGCAGTATATGGATTTCAAGCATCGTGGTATAATGGATATTGGTTGGCAATCATCCATGATATCATTTCATTAGTCTTGATTCGTAAATTAGTTGCCAGTTGAGCCAAACCCACCATCTCCACGAGTATCGGGAGCTGCCGGAAGTTCACTTAAACTATTCACAAAGATAATGTCCTTCCAAGGCAGCCAGTTATGCTGCACTACCTGAAAAAGACGACGTCCGCGCTCGACAACATATTCCATATCGTTTGACACACAATCAACACGAGCAATAAGTTCACCACGGTATCCTGCATCAGCTAGGCCAATTTGATTCGACATGCGAAGGGGGGTCAGTGAAGTAGATGAACGAGCAAGAAGAAGATAAGGAACTGGGTTTCCTTGCTCATCGAGTGCAGCAAAATGCGCTCCTAGCTTCATCTCTCGACCATACCGAACAAGGCTAAAATTTAGAGTAGTTTCTGGAGAGAGAAGGTCAAACCCAGAGTCCGTCCAGCGACGAGTTGCAGTATGTTGCTCCATATCCCAGCGGAGGTTATCGTCTGGCACATATACATATAGGCTCATATTACATATACTATATGTGTTCCATGTAAGTCTTTACCGGTAAGAATGTTACAGCGACAAAAAGAGTTGCCACAAACTGTGTTGTGACATTCCACATAAAATCGGAGCTGGGTGAACGACCAATCAGCCATGACGCCAGACTTCCGAGTGGTGTAAAATACCCAGTCGTGATACCTTTTGCAATACTAAACATCGCAAAGTAGATTATAGCCATAATTGTAGGGTCTCCTTCGGTAAGAAGCTTTGCATAGATAATTGTTGTGACGCCAAGAAACTCGATGAAATACTTGTTCATTTATAGATTGTCGAGACAAACAGCTGAATATTTACTCGAAGACCATTCTTGGTACAATATGCATAGCCTCTAATTCCTGAGACCACAACTTAACCGCATAGGGAATTGTCTTCATCTCGAACTGTGTTTGAGCCCCACATGTGCCACACGAATAGATGTTCTCCAAAGGATTCACCACTGCAAGAGTTCCACATCCCTTGCAAAATCCCGTTGTGAATGGGTCACTCACATCCATAAGACGTTCCTTTGTAAACATAGATGCACCATGTGAAAGCATACAATCGCGCTCCATCTCTCCCACGCGAAGTCCTCCATCTCTCGAACGTCCCTCGCATGGCTGACGAGTGAGTGAAACAATGGGACCACGCGCACGTGAATGTTTCTTATCAATCACCATGTGCTTTAGACGCTGGTAGAATGTAGGTCCGATGAAGATTTCAGACTCCATCATTTCACCAGTCTGACCATTATAGAGCACTTCATTTCCATAGGGATGCATTCCTAGCTCGAGTAGCTGCTCGCGAATCGTTCCAACTGGAAGATGAGAGTAAGGTGTTCCATCTCCAAGAGTTCCCTTCTCAACACAAATCTTACCGTACATTGTTTCCATGAGCTGAGCAATAGTCATGCGAGACGGCACAGCGTGTGGATTCATGATTAGGTCGGGACGTAGACCAGCTGCCGTGTAGGGCATATCTTCCTCATTCAACATGATACCACAAGTACCCTTTTGCCCGTGACGAGAGCTGAACTTATCACCAATTTCCGGCACACGTTCAGAAACTACGCGAACCTTTACAAATGGATACCCGTCCGAATTTCTGTCTTGCCACACTCCATCTACGCGACAGGCTTCCGAGTTCTTGTGCGTAGTACTCGAATCACGATACGCATATCCATTCGCATCGTTCTTAATGGAAGTTACCTTTCCGATAACAACGTCATTTTCATTAATCGTAGCATTCATGATTGGTACACCCGTATCACTGACTGCGTGATATGATGAAGTCTTGAAGCCACGCGTATTTTCACGACGAGGCTTTGTAAACTTCTCTTCCTTACCAGAAGCGATGTTACGATGCTCTTCATCCTTATAAATCGTGTAGTAGAGTGTCCTGAAAAGGCCACGATTGATAGCACCACGATTGAGAATCACCGAATCCTCTTGATTATATCCGCCATAGCAACCGATAGCTACCATGATGTTATCTCCAGATGGCATTTCGTGTGTCTTCAGAGTGCTCATCATGCGCGTCTCGACAAATGGACGCATCGGACTGCATAGAATATAGCCGTTCTTATCGAGTCGCTTTGCGTAGTTGCGAGCGAAGATACCCATTGCTTGCTTGCCCATAGCAGACTGATACGTGTTGCGAGGAGACTGGTTATGATCGCTGAATGGAATGCTCGAAGCCATGTGTCCCAGAATCAACGTCGGGTGAACCTCGCAATGTGTGTGTGTCTTGGTTAGCTCGCTTGCTAGCATCGCAACGCGGATCACTTCTGTCTCGCAAGGATCAATGTATTCGATGTTTGAACGAATCCAATCATTCCACTCTGCGTTTTTCGAAGGAGGTGGGAGAATGTCACCATTCTCTACTCGAAAGAGCGGTCGCACAAATCTCCCACTATCGGTTTCGATATTGATAATATAGTCACGAACATTCCACGAAATTCCGGTGTGCGGATGAAGAGAGAAATTGCGTTTTGCATTTCGAAGATAGGAGTGTACTTCAGTTGGCTTTTCGGTATACGCTACAATCACACCATTGACAACCACCATTGTTCCGCGATAGCTTGTAGATAAACTTTGAACCCACTGCAGGAAGGGGACATTTTGAAGAGTCGTTATAACAACATTCGCAGGAGTGTGCTGTGTGATTGATGTTAGCATGGACATAGACTTCACAATACCAACAGAATGACCTTCTGGAGTCTCAACTGGACACACATAGCCCCACGATGTTCCGTGAAGTTTGCGAGGCGCCAGTAGCTTACCAGACTTCTCAACCGGAGTCTGAATACGACGAAGATGAGATAGTGTGGCTGAGTAGGAAAGGCGATTAAGAACCTGCGAGACACCCATTTTTGTCGCGTTGGACATCGATGATGCTGAGGTTCCAAGTCCCTGTACGGTAAAGTTGCCAGTTGCAAGAGCCTGCTTTAGCTTTCCTTCAATCGTGGAAACCTTCAAGATTTTGTATAGGTTGTTTACATTGAGAATTTCGAGGGGGCGCGGAGTCTCGCCCTTCTTCCAAACGTCGTTGTTTACCTCATGAACAAACTTACTACGAATGTCTTTGCATACCTTCTGAAACAGCTGACGAAACAGATGGGTTAGAAGAGCACCCGTTGTTACAACTCGCTTATTCGGGTACGCGTCTCGGTCGTCAATGCTGATAACACCTTCTGATGCAAGGATAAGGCGCTGTACCATCCAAGATGTTAGAAGCATCTTACGAGTATTGAGAACTTCGGGCAATGATGTATCACCACCAAACTTTACGTGAGGTAGATATTCGGTCTCCAAAAGGCTACGAACGTAGCCGTGCTTGTCTTCCGATGTAGTGCCGTATTGTAGATGATGCGTTAGATAGGTAATTGCGTCTTCGCGAGTGTATACTTTTACGTCGGCACACTCCTTAAACGTTGCGCCGAGAAGTTCAATGTATTCGCCAGTCGGACAGATAAGTCGTGCGATTTCTTCATCTGATTCTACACCAAATGCTCGATACATGACACCCAATGGAACATCTTCGCGAAATCGCGGAAGACACATTGTCAGCGGATATCCTAAGCCATTGAACTTTGACGAAATGCGCACCTCCAGCTTCTTTGGAGGAGTTGTAAAGGATTCATGAAGAGACTTCATCTCTGCGGAGAAATCATACTTTGCGGATGTCTTTTTATTGTAGAAAATCATGATACGATTATCTGCTACCTTCTCCTGACACAGAATCGTACGCTCAGACCCATGAATCAGAAAGTATCCAAATGGGTCATACGGACACTCGCCAATCTCCTCTTTAGAGAGCGGATAGTCGTTCATGATACATAGCGAGGAACCGAGCATAACAGGAATCTTACCTAGAGAAACTCCCTCGAAAACCTTTACCTGTTCGTCATACTCCGACAATGTCTCTCCTCTGTAGCTACGAGCGGTGAAACGAATGTCGCAAAACATCTGAGCAGCGTATGTAAAGTTACGAGCGCGTGCTTCCTGAGGAAACATCGGCTTGATACGACCCGTTGCTTCCTGAATACGTGGCTTCATGTAGGTTACATTTTCAAACCCAAGACGCAGTTCGTACTTGTACTTCTTGAGTTTCTCATCCTGCTCATGCCATACTACAATTGGCGCTGTTGAAGCCACGATAAGTGGAATCTTGTTGCGAATGAAGTCCTCGTATGACTCAATTTGATGCTCTACGAGCTTGGGAATTCCTTGACTTTGAAAGTAAGTTTCGATTGTTTCCCACTCCATAGTAGTTTTCTAAGGTGACTTCTTCGTAAATCTATTATTCGTTTTTAACAATGGCAGAGCCGACGTATAAAATCGTCAAGATTGGTGAGGAGGAAAAAAGGAGTCCAATTAAGGCCGTCGAGGACCCGAAGCTCGAGGGGGGTAAGAGAAAGAAAACGCTGAAGACTTTTCCACGCAGTATCCTGAAAACATCAAAAATTAAAGGTGTGTCCGATCCCGCAAAGCATCCTGCGCTAAAAAAGACCATGAAGAAACACACGATTCGTCTCCTGACCGATTCGGGTGTATCTTCGAGAAGAAAAACAATCAAGAAACGAGTTGATAAGATGTCGGATGAGGCTGTTCGTCGTAAAGCTATTGCTGCAGGAATATCAAGTGGAAAGGGGCCTATAGAATTAATTCGTAAGAACGTGGAGGGTGGAATGTTTTCCGGTTTCATTTCTTCATAGAGAATAACTGAACATGTCAAATATATGGGGACCTATGGGTTGGATGACACTGCATTCTATAGCGGCTAGTTATCCTGACGAACCGACAGCCGGCGACAAAGCTATTTTAAACGAATACATGAACTCGTTTGCGTCTACAATTCCATGTCACATATGTAACATGCACTTTAACGGCTTATTTCGAAAATATAAGCAAAGCGTCCCGACTTGGGCAAATAGTAAACGAGACTTGTTTCTTGCCGTATGTCGAATGCACAATAATGTAAATACTCGATTGGATAAACCTCGAGCGAATACGGTTGCCCAAGCAATTGAATGGTTAACAAATGCAACAAGTTATACTAGCCAAGCAGACTTTAAGAAAAACTACCTAACTTACCTGTTTGGCCAGTTTAGAGTATCAAACGTTGGACAGTCTGCCAATTCTTCAAAGATGAAAAAGATTACAGAAGAATATTGGAATCCTCGCGAAGTATCGTATGATTCACTCAGATTAGCAGAAGATGACATCCTAACATTTCAGAATGAACCCGTTGTAAAAAAACTTATGTTTTCAAAAATGTCGCTCAAGCCTTTCCGATTTAGTCTGACACGACGCTAGTTAGCGAGTACTCTGGATTCCATGGAAGAGAAATGCGTGGTTTCATTTCCCAATCGTGTCGTTTCATCCATGGATTACGAGTTTCAGAATGAAGCTCGTCTGGATACAAAATACGACGTTTGGAAAGTCTAAGTGAAGACGAAGGCATAATAAATTGAAGTTGGCGGTTCACATTGAAATTCAACTTCTTTTTAGAAATTTTAGTGTGCTCTGAATGTTTGAGAATGTCGCATAGAAGCGGTGCATCGCTATAGGGATACACCCAGTACCAGTTGACAGGCTCACTCATCTTGAAGTAATGCCATGACCAATGAAACGTTTTCCAAAATGCTTCTACCACTGGTTTCATATCGGAAACTCCATCGAGGACATGAAGACCATATTTATGAGAGAACAATGTAGCATCCTTGCCGAGAATAGCCTTTTCTTCTGGGCGCTTTCTTAGACTAATTTTCTCTTTGTAGAACCCCATTTCTTGCTTTGCTGCGCATTCGAGAAACACTCGTCTACCTTCTGGAGTTGTAAGGTCAGGGTTCTTTGCTTCCTTATAGGTTTGCAATGCTCTATCATAACCATCTTCTCTTAACGAAAACATCCCCAAATTTGGCATAAAGTCATTGCCGAAACAGAGAATGCTCATAGCCATATACTGGTCAATATCCATTGGTAGTTCACGAAGTAGCTTCCAAATAGATAGTGTGGCGAATTCTGCATGTTTTAGCTTTGGATCGTTAAACTCAGCACTCTCACGCAGAAGCCACATGCTGTAGGGACTTGATAGATTATGGTGTTGCAGGGAAATCAAAATTAAGTCGGCATCCAGACCATAAATGCAGATATTACGTCTTTGAATATCGGGTAGCTTACGAAGTTCATACACAAGTTTATGCTCTCCCTCTCCGTTCAAACTTGTTCCATTGATGATGGCATATGGAAAGCGTCTCTTTAGTTCAATTTCTAGTTCACGCATATAAGGAGTATCTGGAGATATTTGGTTACGGTCGAATGTGCCACCCTCTTCTTTGATGCGCATACGACGATACCGTTGTTGAACGATTTTTGCATAAGGAACTAGTCCGTCCATCGCAATGACCAGCTGCTTTGGCTTACAGATTTTTTCAACAATGTATTCCAGCGCTTCTAAAATAGAAGAAATAGGTTCCTCATCTTTTAAATAGCGATGAATGAGACAGTTGAAGTCGATTACAAATACATCGACTTCCATAACTTGTTTCTTGACGGCTTCGATGATGCCCTTGTGACTCTTTGAAAGACTTGCAAAATAAAACGGTATTCCCATTCTATGTGTTATCGCGATTGAGTGAAAACTCTTGGTATGAGACAAATGTATTGGGTTATGGCACTTCTGTTTTTGATAGGGGCTTTGGCTTATGGATATTCAGTTTCAAGTCAAGTTAAAGTAGCCACACCCGGCTGCAATTCTTGCCCCAATAATAAACATGGTTGAACCTGCCGAAAGTCTGTATGACGGTGGTCGCCGTCGTAGGTGGATTCAAGGAGTCGTTAGTCATATGAAGGAGGGTGCGTTTACAAAACAAGCTAAGCAGCATCATATGTCCACAGAAAAGTTTGCGAATGAAGTCAAAAAACACCCTAAAAAATATGCATTAAAAACTCGCAGACGGGCCCAGTTTTTAAGAAATATTAGAAGAAAAACCTCGCGTAGAAAGTAAAAATGTACTGGAAGAAACTTCTATTCCATGCCGCTCTATTCTTCGTCCTCGTTCCTGGCGTGCTCGTGAGCCTCCCGCCGGGTGGTAGCCGTCTCGTAGTCGCGGGAGTCCACGCGGTTGTCTTCGCCCTTGCATGCTACTTTCTCGGCCGTCTAGTTTTC